TTTGGAAACCAAAAAGGGCAGTATATTTGCACTTTAGACAACTATCATGGTGATTCTGACCAAGTTGATACCGCAACAAGTGAGTTACCTGATGAACATAAGTCATTTAATCTCATTCAATTGCGAAATGGGCAGTTTTGCCTCTATCCAAACAACAGATGTCGCATCTTTGACACATCAATGACACCTCAGAACGTCAAAATACCTGATTTTAAGGTATCAACACGTATCTTTGAGGTTGAGAATGATGTTAACTGGGGTCGATTAGGCGATTGTGACGATTATTTCTGGACAACACCTGATGAAAGAGGAGAAAAGTAGGTATATCTTACATTGGATAAAGCAATTATCCAAAATCAGACCAGAATTGGGTAATTTTGCTATATGTCCCTATGCATCAAATGCAAATTTTGCAATTGTTGATGAAAAATTAAGTCAAATCATGCCAAATGATGATTTTGATGTGATAATTTACGTTGTTGAGGATGATATTGATGCAAATTTTCTATATGATGCTGTTGATGACTATAATCACAACTATCCTCAGTATCGATTCATCGCAGATCACGGAAAAACCAAGACTTACATACAAGGAATACAAACAAGTAACGGAAAATACAATTTAGTGCTTTGTCAATCACGAAAAGAGTTAACTGAAGCAAGAAAAAAACTTGGAAAAACGTCATATTACGATTATTGGGATGAATCTTATCTACATGAAGTTCTTGAAAATGATTATGATGAAGTTTTTGAGTAAAAACGTCAGTGATTGGGTATAAATAAATCTAAAAGTACTAATTAATGGCGATTCAACGCAAATCAAGAGCATTTAAGGATATAAGTCTATCTTTTTCACCACATCCAGTGACAAGAGACCTTCCTGTGCTTGTTAATGAACGTGCAATATCCAGATCTGTGAGAAATTTGGTTGAAACAATAACAACAGAGCGTTTTTTTAACTCTTTGATTGGAACTGAATTACGTGATTCACTATTTGAGAACTTTACACCACTCACTGTAACTGTACTTGAGGATCAAATTAGAGCTACAATCGCAAATTATGAACCAAGAGTGGATAATGTTAGTATTGAGGTGATAGGTTTGCCTGATCAAAATGATTTAGAGGTAAAAGTACTTTTTGATATAGTCGGATTGGACTTACCAATTCAATCTTTTAGTTTTATATTAGAACCAACGAGATAATATGCCCTTTACTCAGTTTACAAGCCTCGACTTTAATGATATCAAGGCACAAATTAAAGATTTTTTACGTTCAAACTCAAACTTTACAGATTTTGACTTTGAGGGGTCTAATTTCTCTGTTCTAATCGATACACTTGCATATAACACATATATAAATGCCTTTAATGCAAATTTAGTTGCAAATGAATCATTCTTAGACTCTGCTACAATACGTGAGAATGTTGTCTCTCTTGCAAGAAATATTGGTTACGTACCCCGTTCAAAAACGGCTGCAACAGCGAAAATTAAACTGGATGATGTTGACTTAGGAACAACAAATGATAGCACTCCAAGGTTCATAACACTGCGTTCAGGTCTTGTTTGTGTTGGTAATCAGGATAATACAACTTATCGGTTTTCTTTACCTGATAATATCTCATCTTCAAGAGTTAGAGATGTTGGTGGTACTTCATTTGCACAATTTGATGATGAAATAACAATTTATGAAGGAACTTTTTTAAGAAGGGTATATAAAGTTGATACATCAATCGATCAAAGGTTTATTATTGATAGTCCAAATATTGATAGTTCAACTTTGAGAGTATATGTTGCTGGAGCTGCTGATTCAAATATAGGTCAAAAGTGGAATAAGATTGATAATATATTGAATATTGATAAAAACTCTGAGATTTACTTATCACAGGAAATACAAGATGAAAAATATGAAATATTGTTTGGTGACGGATTATTCGGTAGAAAATTAGAAACAGGACAAACAGTTACTGCAACTTATATCGTTACCGATGGTGAAAGTGGTAACGGTCCTTCAAATTTTAGTTTTCAAGGAACATTTTCAAAAGATGATGGATCATTCTTCACTCCATCAGACACTGTAACTATTTCAACCGTTTCAAACGCTTCTAACGGTGCCGAAGTTGAAAATGTATCATCTATTAAGTATTTTGCTCCTAGACTTTATTCAGCACAATATAGAGCAGTTACACCAAGAGATTATGAAGCAATAATTACTGATATATTTCCAAAAACAGAGTCAGTTGCAGTTGTTGGAGGTGAGGAATTAGACCCACCACAATTTGGTAAAGTACAAATAAGTATTAAACCAAAAAATGGAACGTTTGTCTCTGATTTTGATAAAACACAAATCAAAAATAATTTGAAAAGATATGCTGTTGCAGGAATTAATAATGAAATCGTAGATTTAAAAATATTATATGTAGAATTGAATACAAATGTTTACTATAATCCTGCACAAGTCGGTTCAGACGCTGATTTAAAAACAAACATACTTTCATCTTTGAATACCTATTCAAAAAATGTTGAAATTAATAAATTTGGTGGAAGATTTAAGTATAGTAAAATTAATCAACTTATTGACCGTGTAGATAATGCCATAACTTCAAATATCACAAAAGTTATCATTCGAAGAGATTTAAAGGCACTTTTAAATCAATTTGCACAGTATGAACTATGTTTTGGAAATAGATTTAATATTAATCCATCAGGATATAACATAAAAAGCACTTCTTTTAATATAAACGGCACATCAGATGTTGCATATTTAACTGATGTTCCAAATAAAGACGCTGCAGGTAATTTAGATGGTAGTATGAGAGGTACAATTAGTATTGTCACTAAAAACGACAAAGATCAGGAAACAGTTTTGGTAAAAGATGCTGGTGGAGTGGACTACAAGAAAGGGGAAATTATTTTAAATTCAGTTAATATTACATCAACAGAGAGAGATAATGATTTAATTGAAGTTCAGGCATTTCCTGAATCAAATGATGTTATTGGATTAAAAGATTTATATGTCAGTTTTGACACTTCAAATACTACCATAAATATGGTGAAGGACGTAATTGCATCAGGTGAAGATTTATCGGGAGTTGTGTTTACAAGAGACTACTTTACCTCAAGCTACCCAAATGGAGTTTTAGAGAGGAAATAATTTATGTCAAGAATTGACAAGAGAATAAAAGTCAATACTATTATTGAAAATCAATTGCCAGAATTTGTTTTGGCAGATTTTCCTAAAGCGGTAGATTTTTTCCAGCAATATTATGTTTCTCAAGAATTTCAAGGAGGGCCAAGTGACCTCATTAATAATTTTAATCAATATCTAAAACCAGATAATTTAGTTCCAGAAGTAATTCATGGTGAAACAAATTTACCTATTCACCATTTAAGTCCCTCTCAAGTAACAGCATCTGATACCACTATTGAAGTTTTAAATACAAAAGGATTTCCTGACGAATATGGACTTCTTAAGATAGATGATGAAATTATTACTTATACAGGAAAAGATTATTCTAAAACTGATGTTTCAACAACTGGTGGCAATCTTGAACTAAGATTGTCAACAACCATAATTGGAATAACAACTACTAATATTGCTGTAAATGATATTGTTAAATTATCTTCAATTCAGAACGCTGATGATACTGTTTTAGTTCCAGATGGAACAAGAGTCACGAGTATTGGGTTTAATAGAATAGAAGTTGATACAATTATTATTTCAACTCATCTACAAGAAACTGTAACAACTGTAAATCCAGTGGTGGGTGAATTTACATTTACACATGAACGATTTTTCTTTACTGGATGTGTTCGTGGTTTCAGCGGTGTATCTGGTTACAATGTAGGAGTTTCTTCATCCTTAATTGAAGTAAATAAGGAAAGTTTAGTATTTGAAGAAACAACAGCAGTTACTCATACAGAAGGTTCAGTAGTCACAAATTTATCTGTATTATTCTTACAAGAATTTTTTAAGAAATTAAAGAAAACATTTTTGCCAGGTTTTGAAAATAATGAATTTTCATCTAATTTAGATGTTGGTAAT